AAAAGAAGCCCAGTTTTTAACCTATTCACCGCAGAACTACGTTCGATTGAAAAATAAATACCTTAACGAGGCAACCTAATGCGTTTCTTCAACTAAACTGAAAGGTATCATTCATTAATTATCCTAAGGGCTACTGTCATGCGTCATTTCTCGTTTGCTCGACAACCCATACTAAACCGCTCCTTAGAACTTCACGCCTATGAATTTTTGTATCGCCCGATTGAAGATGAAAAGCAACAAACACATTCTCTTACTGCTGAGGTTATCGCTTCTTCTGCCTTAGACTTAGGGTTACAAAAAGCAGCAAACAACCACTTTGTTTTTATCAATATATCGTATGAAGATTTATTTAGCCCTCTGATTGAAGCTCTGCCTTCTGAGCAAGTTATCTTAGAGTTATTAGAAGACATTCAACCTGACGCTAGTCTTATCGAAAGAGCTCAAGAGCTTTCAGAAAAGGGGTTTGCTTTCGCTCTTGATGACTTCGTGTACAGCCCAAAATGGGACCCTTTAATCGAATTAGCCTCTATTATTAAGTTTGATTTAACCCTCACCTCCATCGAGGTCAACAAAGCCTTAATTGAAAAACTCCAACCCTGTGCTATACAATTTTTAGCTGAAAAAATAGAGACCTTCGACGACTTCAATGCCTATAAGCAAATAGGCTGCGAGCTATTTCAGGGATATTTTTTTTCAAGACCAGAGTTAATAAAAGGGCGTACTGTTAGCGCTAGCACGTTTGCTATCATCCAACTTCTAGCCCATGTTAACCAGGTGGACATTTCAATGTCTGAACTCGAAAGCACCATTGAAAAGGACCCTAATCTTAACCATATGCTTTTAAAGTATTTAAACTATTTAATTGAGTTTGAGCATTAGATGATAAAGTATTTATGTATTGAAATTCTGCACTTGTAACTGTTCCATTTGCAATTTTAGTAGCATCTATAGCTGCACTTGCATTTATATCTGCATTAAGAATTGCACCATCTACAATTTTTGCTGAAGTAATTTGTGAGTCTGCTATGTGAGCTGTATCAATTGATCCATCTACGTAATGTTCTGAATCTATTTGATTATCTGCTATTTTAGCATTTGTAATTTGATCTGCAGCTATATGTGCTGTGTCGATTGATCCATCAGTATAGTGTTCACTATCAATAGCATTATCTGCAATTAAAGATCCTACTATTTGGTCAGCAGCTATATGAGCAGTATCTATACTACCATTAGTATAATGTTCGCTGTCAATAGCGTCATCTGCAATTTTAGTTCCATTTACAGAGTCTGATGCTAGTTTTGCAAGTGTTACATTACCATCTGTAATTTTAACTGTTGTTACTGCATCTGATGCAAGTTTAGCAGTAGTTACTGCACTATCTGCAATATTACCTGTTGCAATAACTTCTGTAGGTATTGAATTATTTGTTTTAGCTAATGCACCAATATGTACACTTGTAATAGCTTCACTAGATAAGTTTCCTGAATCCCAAGTAACATTAACTGTTGTGTTTGTTGAAAAAGATGTACTAGATATAGTACCATATATTGTGCCTGGCGTTGATGCTACAACTTTAACTCTACGTCCAGCATGATAAATAGCTGTTACATTAGCTCCATCAATTGTAAATGATGTGCTTGATGCATAAGTAGCTGTGTAAGTACCTGCACCATCTCCATATTCAATCCATTCAGCAACATTATAATGTTGTCTAATATCTGCCATAACACTTCTAAAAGCATTATTAATATTTGATGGTAGCATTCCTTCAGCAACTGAAACTGAATTAGTTCCTGTAGCTGTGTTGTTTGCTGATGTTGTATCGTATTTACCTAAAAATGTTCCTGCCATAATTTACTCCATAAACCATACGAATGCTTTATCGCTTTCGCTATTATTTTTATTTACTAATGTATTAATTGCTTCTTCAATTTGTCTTTGAAAAAATTCTTGTGTCTCCATAGAATATCTAACATTATCTATATCTGTTGTATCTGTCATTATCTATATCCTGCTTTTGACGCAACTATATCAATTCCTTGTGCGTGTTTAAATGTTGTTCCTGCAGCTATTTTTACATTAGCTCTTATGTATCTTCCTGATTGTCTAACAGGATTAATACCACTATCTACCATTGTAGATGAACTAGATTCTGTTTCTGTATCTGCTAATCTTTCTCTAGTTTTTACAGTTACTGTTGCTTCTGCATCTACTATTGGTCTAACTCCTTGAATGTTAGTTCTAGCACCTGGGAAACCTTCTAATTCTGCTGTTTCTATTTCACATTCATTTGAGTTTCCTGAAAAGATTGCAGCTTTAAATTCGTTATCTATTCCACCTAAAAACATCTGTCCACCATCCCAATAATCTGTATCTAATGCAGCATTAATATCTTCAAGATTTTCAGATATAATATCCATTAATTCTACAGTATAAGCTCCTACAAATTGTGGAAATATTTGACTAGCGTTTGTTTTTGCTAAAGACCACTTTTGTGTAGAGTAATTATATATAATCATTCTATCACAAGTACCTGTTGTATTAGAAGTATTATTAACTGATGGGTACAACCACATAGCTAATGTATTAAAAGGATCTGTTGCTGCTACTATTCTATCAGCATATGCTTTGTTTAAATCAGCATCAAAAAATCTATTAACTTTTTCTACTCCAATACCTACTACGTTATCACCTTGTATTTCATAGAAACCATCATCAGCATAAAAGAATACACGTCTATTATCTTGACATACTGTTCTTCCATATACTGCACCTCTATTAGGTGAAATTACTGAAAGTCTAAATACTGTTGCTCCACCAACATAGTCCATACGTACTATTTGGTTTTGTCTAAATACATAACCTACTTCTCCAGAAGTTATAGCTACAACTCTACCACCTGATCCTGGAAGATCTTGAAAGTCTGATTGTTTACCTGACCATACTGTTATGTCATTAATACCAGACCATTGAATTCTGTTTGTTGCTCCAACTATATTACCTGTAACTAAAAAATCTCTTATTACTCCAGAAACTCTAAACACAGGACAAGTTCCTGCTGTTTGAATTGAAGTAAGAGCAGCAAAGTTAGTTGATGTTCCCATTAAATAAAATTGAGCTGCATCTACTCCATTACTTGCAATTACGTATTCACCAAATTGTGTGAATGTCCAATAGTCATCATCATCTCCTGTTAAACTTCCTTTACGAGAAGTAAAAGCTCCTGATGCTAATTGATATATATCTGTTTTAGTTGCTACAAAATTAAATACAGCATTAGAGTTATCTCTAAATGAACCTGAACCATGTGCATCTTTTGTAGTATTTGATGTACCTGAATATGATACTAATGATGGAAATCTTTTGTAAGATCCCAAAGCATGATAAACATTAGTTGCTACGTTAGCACCTTTCATACCATGTGCTGGTTGATCAGGTAGCCATTCTCCAAAAGGTATTTGCATTATTTTCCTACTTTTTTAACAGCTTTTTTGTGAGCTTTATTAAAACTTAAACCAGCTTTCATATCTTTAACCATCATATTCATATGTTTTTTAGAATGATGAGCTGATGCTTTTTTTAATTGTTTTCTTTCTTTTTTATCAATCATTATCTAGCTCTATAAAATGATAAGTCTGTTTGTACATCTGTTCTTTGTTGAACAGGTGCTCCACCATACGAATCTTGTTTGTCATTATTTTCACATCTTTCCATAGCTGCAATATACATCTGTAACCATTGTTGTACTTGGTTAGGATCTATACCACCTAAAAAGTTAGCTGCATGGTATAATGAACCATATAAATATATTCCTGGATGATTATTTAAAATGTAATTTGTTGTATTAGAATCGCTAAGAGCTCCAAAACTTTTATAATATGATAAGTACCCAGTATAAGCAGAATCAGGGGAAGGCCCAAAACGTAAAGTTTCTGTTTCATTATCACTTTCAATTGTATAGACTCTAGGTCTAGCAGTTGTTGATCCAGCTTTAATCTCAAACATATTATGTGGAGTTATATATTCCAAAGCATATTTGGTACTAGCTGATAGTATATAAAAAGATCTTACACCTATAAAACCAGTAGGAACAGATTCTGTTTCAGAATCTATTGTAATAGCATCTATTTGTTCCATCTGTCGTATTCTTAGTTTAGCATTAAAGTCAGCTTCAGTTAGTGCAATAAAATCTGCAATTTGAGTTGTCAAATCAGATCTATTTAACCAATCTGCTATAGATGTTTTTAATCCTGAATATGATGTTAATGCCATTATAAATTTCCTTCAGCTGTTCTGAAATACCTAAACTCATTACTATTAAGTTTAGTTCTCATTATTTTTCTTTGAATATCTTTAGGTAATTGAAACCAGTTGTTTGTTCCATTGTATTCTTTAGCCCATATAGAAAGTATTAAAGGTGGTATACTTGCCACTCTTTTCATTTCTTTAGCACCAGAAATATAACCACTATCATGATTATAAAGAGCTTTGTTTCTTTTTAATAAAGGGTTTACATCTTGAGAGTTATTAATAGTTAAAGAACCATTAGACTCTTGGATGTATTTAGTCTTTATTCCAGCATCATATTCAACTGATCTTATTTTACCCATAAATTATTCAGATAATTCTGTAACGTATAAATTTACTGATCCAATTACAGCTACTTTTTCGCCAGGCGAAATTTTAAAACATTCTGAAGTTTTAGATTCTAAAAATATTTTAGCATTAGTTGCTGTTGGATTTGTTCCAAATTCGATATGACAATCAGCATCTGGTATTACTCTAATATATTCAATATTAGCACTAAAAGCAGATGATTGTGCAGACGAACCAGAAGATGTAACCTTTTGTGTAGTTAGAGGTCTCATTGCGTAGTTCATGTTTTGTTCCTTATTTGTTTTGGGGATGTTGCCATCCCCATAATTAATTATCTTCTTATAACAAATGTTACTACTAATTTTTTAGCACCACTTGATGCACCATCAGTAATCATTTCTATTGTTCCATCTTCTAATACTTGATTAGCTGCTGTAGGTTCTGCTGTGTCTACAGTTCCTGCTGCTGAACCTGAGTGTGCAACAGTTATGCCACCACCAGTTACTGCAGTTCCACCAATTTCAAAAGATATTCCTGCATTTGCAGAAGTAATTGCACCTTGAAGTGCAGTTATAATTTTAATAATTTTTCCACCATCTGGTACAGGTACAAAAGTTGATGACGCTGTACTAATATCAGCAATAGTTGAAGTTAAAAAATAGTCGTTTAATGTTCTCATTGTGTTCCTTAAATGTTCCGATCTTAACCCTCTCTCAGATCTTCATTGTTAGAATCTGCTGGGGGAGCAGATTAAAAGGTTACTCCCCCAAACAGTTGTAATTATTATGAAGTAGTTAAATCAAAAACTCCACCA